CGCTTCACACATTTTAGGTAGTAGCCACATTAGAAACCTAACAGACAATATTATCTGTTTGCATAGAAGAAAAGATATAGAACAGGCAAAGATGTTAGGCGAGTTAGAGGAAGGAGATAATCCTTGCACTTCATACTTGATGGTTCAGAAACAAAGAAACCATCCGTTTGAGGGGACATTTTCTTTTTGGTTTAATAAGTTTAAACAGAGATTTTCGGAGAGACCATGCTAACTGCTAATGAGTTTATTAAGAAGTTTAAACGCACTTTTAAAAGTGCAGAATATAGAGCAACAAGTAAAGATGGAAAGGTTTATAAATCAAAAGGTTTTGATAAATTAAATAAACAGTTTGACAAACAAAATTAACAGTGTATTGTAATAATAACTTTTAACAAGAAAGGAGAAACACAATGAGTCAATCAACAGAATTATCACTTGCAGTTCAGCAAGCAGAATCACAAGACCAATTACAACAAGAGATGGCTAAAGACTATCAAGAGATGGAACAGATGTCTCAACTTGCCTACAAACAACAAATCATAAATGAAATATTTGGGGGTAAGTCATGAGTAAATACGCAGAGTTAAGAAAGATAGATGTTAGCAAATATACAGAGAAGAAAGGTAAGTTTACTTATCTATCATGGGCTTGGGCAGTAGATACTTTATTGCAACATGATGAGTTAGCAACATGGGAATACAGAGAGCCATATAAATTACCTGATGGCAGTATAATGGTGTTCTGCATAGTCAGAGCATTTGGTAAAGAGATGACATCTCAACTACCTGTTATAGACTTTAAGAATCAAGCCATTAAGAATCCTAATGCTATGCAACTCAACACAGCTATGCAAAGATGTTTAGCAAAAGCTATATCATTACATGGCATTGGTTTGTATATCTATCAAGGAGAAGATTTGCCAGAAGGAGATGTTTTAGAACGCATAGAGAACATATACAAAGAGCAAGGTGTAGCTACGGCTAGACAATACTTTAATGGTTTAAACGAGGCAGACAGAAAGTTATGTATGCCATTTATAGAAACAATTAAAAAGGCTGTTTAAACATGGAGCAACGCACAGATGAGTGGTTTCAAGCTAGGGTAGGTAAGGTCACTGCTAGTAATGTAGATAATGTCATTGTTAAGGTTAAGAATGGCGAGAGTATGTATAAACGAAAATACAGAACGCAACTCATTACCGAGCAACTGACAGGAAAGCCTGTAAAGATATTTATGAATGAGGCTATGAGACATGGGGTTGAGTATGAAGATGAAGCTAGAAACGCTTACATAGCAAAGCTAGGACTTCTTAAAGATGTAGATGTTAAAGAGGAGGGCTTTGTAGACCACCCAACAGTTATGATGTCAGGGGCTAGTCCTGATGGTATGGTATCAGATGAGGGACTCATAGAAATCAAATGTCCCCAACCAACAACGCATACGGAAATATTGCAAAACGCAGTAATCCCAAAAAGATATATTCATCAAATGCAATGGCAGATGGCTTGCACAGGTAGGAAGTGGTGTGATTTTGTTTGCTATCACCCTGATTTTGGTGACTATAAACTCTTTATCAAAAGAGTAGAAAGAGATGATGATTTAATAGGTCGTCTAGAAAGAGATATTCATGAGTTTGCAATAGAGGTCATGGATTCAGTTAAATTTATTAAGGAGAACAACTAATGGCAACAGTAGGAATTTCAGCAAGTATTGATGTAACAAAAATTGATAAGTCTAAACTTATTGATGGTAAGAAAGGCACTTATCTTAACTTAACAGCATTTGTTAATTTAGATGAGAAAGACCAATATGACAACAATGGTATGGTAACTCAATCAGTAACAGCAGAAGAAAGAGAAGCTGGGACTAGAGGTGCTATATTAGGTAACACAAGGGTATTTTTTACGGATGAAGGAGGTAGTAATACAACTGCTCCACAAGCTAAAGAAGGTTTTGACCAAGTGTCAGAAGATGTGCCGTTTTAACTAGGGGGATTGGGGGCTAACCGCCCCCTTTTTTTTACTTGTTCATTACATACATTGTAACTTCAAAGCCAAATCTCATTTCAGTAGCTGATGGTTTTGTCCACATAATTAAGTTCCTTGTTGGTTAATCAAGGCTTTATTTTAATTGCAAAGTAAGTTTAAACAGAGTGAACAATGTATGAGTTTTACCTAATGATTATAAGGAGTAAAAATGAGTGATACGATAAACCCTGACCATTACAAGAAAGGGGGTATAGAAACAATAGAATATATGCAAGCCAAGATGAGCAAAGATGAGTTTTATGGCTACATCAAAGGCAATGCACTAAAGTATATTAGTAGAGAGGGATTGAAGTCAGAAAAATTAACTGACAAGATAGATGACTGTAAGAAAGCAATATGGTATCTTGAACAAATGATTAAAGTCCATCAAACAGAACTAAAGGTTTTGGAAGTTAAAGCCAAGCAAGATGAATGGATTGATGACGAATTGCATGACGAAGATTAATAAACAAGAAGTATATTTATATGGAGATAAGTTTGTTTGCCATAAGTGTGGTCGTGATGCTATGTTTATGGATAGTGATAAGAAATGGTATTGTTCGTTTAATTGGTATGACATAAAGGAAAATCATGGAATCTGCAAAAACGATAAAAATACCAAGTAATCCTGTTTGCCATTCATGTAAAAAGAAAGCAAAAATATATTCTAATGGGAAATGGTGGTGTTGTTTAAACACAGAAATGGGAGAGTTTAATTCATCAGGTTTTTGTAAGGAGAAGAAATGAATATCAGTTGTCCTAAATGTAAAGATGTAGAAATGATATGGGGAAATGATTGGGACAATGATGATGACATGGATAGTAAATATTTAATATGGAGTCAGTATAGTTGCCCAAAGTGTGAAACGATAGTTAATGTATATTGGAGTGAGGAAGATGGCGAAGGGAAAAGAAGCACTAAAAAAGAATAAAGATGAATGGAAAGAACATCAGTTTATATATGATGGGTATAAATTTACAATGACTTACAATAAAAAAGATTTTAATATTGCACATGAACTAACAGGAAGGATTATAACTAAAGGAAACTTTAAGGAGTAAATCATGATTGAGTTTGCATTTGTAATGGTAATCAATTTAGCACCAGAACCTTTAACAGATTGGCAATATGTTGGCTCATTTAATAGCTGTCAAGAAGCCGTTTTATATGTAGACTTGCACTATCCAGACCCAAACAAAGTTGAAATGGAATACAAGTGTTTAAACAAAGAATATATACACCTACCAAAAGATACACAAATTAAAAACATAGACATGAAAAACAACAGCGTAAGATATTATGATAAACATAAAGTATGTAAAGTAAGGAGAGATTGTGATGGGTAAAGGCAGTGGAAAAAGAAAGCAAGATATTACTGATGAAGAATTAGAAGAAAATTGGAACAGAATATTTAAAGGCAATGTTGTCAGAGAGGAGGATAAAAAAGATGGCGATAAGCCCAACGCAAAGGACTCTGAAGAAGCTACGGGATAGTGGTGATTACCCTTTAGTCGCTATCGTAGAGAGATGGAACGCATTTGCCAAGATACGACAAGACTTGTTTGGCATAATAGATTTACTAGCAATAGATATTAAAGGCAACACAGTAGGAATCCAAGTTACTAGCTACAGTAACATTAGTGCAAGGGTAAAAAAGATGGAGGATAGTGATGCTATTCACTATTTAAGAGAAGCAAATTGGGTGCTACTTGTTCAAGGGTGGCATAAGAAGAATAACAAATGGGTTTGTAGAGAGGTAGATATATCATGAGTAGATACACAAAAGAAAAATATGATGAGTTTGGCACAAGGGCAAAAGAGTTTATAGAAAAAAATCCTGATGCTAGTAGAAGTAGAATTTCGGCTTATGCAGGTGTTTATGCAGGAACATTAGATAGAATACAAGAAGAATACGGCTTTGTAATGCCAAAACCTATGACACCACAACAGAAAAGAAAAGCAAGTAACTGGGGAACAATACTGGGTGGATTAAGCAAGAAATGAGGATAGTTCGGCTCATGAACATACTAGAAGATTGGGCAAGGTGGATGAAGCAAGATAGCCATAGGTTAGGTTACCCTAACAAGACATCTTATTTTTCTACGGGTGGAGAGTCTACTTCTGAAGTGTTTGAGGATATGGTATCTGAATCTGATATAGACAATGTTAAGATTGTTGACTCTATTATAGACGACTTACCAAAGCAACAAAAGCAAGCCATTAACTATCGTTTTCTAGGTGGCAACAAGCCTATGTATTATGAAAGAGATTTAGAGTTAGCTATAGACAATCTTTTAACTATCGCTGGAAGAAAGATATATGCTTAAAGACAAAATTAAATATTGTTTTGATTATGGTAAATCTGCTGAAAAAAGATTTGCAGAAAAGCATATGACAAATATTGTTTATTCAAACAAAAATCAAGATATTTATGAGCATTGGGATGTAATGGGACTTTTAAAAGAAATAGGTAATGTTAGTAAGTTTGATGTTAAAACTACTAAAAGGTTAGACCATAGCTCTGACCCAAGTGTGGGTGTAATGGAATCAGTTTGGGTAGAAGGTAAGAATGTAAATGGAAAAGATGGGTGGATAAGAGGCAATTCTGATTATATTGTTTTTGAAAGAGAAGATACTTGGATGGTCGTAAATAGAATTGAATTATTAAATTTAACTTTATTAAAATTAAAAGAGAATAATTACAAAAAAGGAAAGGGTGTTTATCTTGTTCATACAAGATACAAAAGAAAGGATAAAGTAACTAAAGTATTATTTAAAGATATTAAAACTATTAAGCATTTTGAACTACAAAAGTAGGTAGGGCTACCCCTTAACTAATCTATTTAAAGCTCACCACGAGCCTCTGGCGAAGCCAAAACAAAGCGTTTAAACGATAAGTAGTAAGAATATGAAGTATATTAGCAATAACACCAAAATAACTGTTGCTAAAGATGCTAATGTATTTAATAGGTTTTTTTGTTTACGAGTCATATTCTGTTGTGTTTAAATGTATAGAATCAACAATCAGCTCAACACTAGAGCCATCATCTAAAAATATAGTCATTGTGTTTTCACCATAAACAATATCAATATCATCTATTGTTTTGTCCATCATGTGCTTGGCTATAAGTAATATATCCATTATTGAGAGTATATCATTGTTCCTTTCTTGTTAATGATTAACGCTTTTTTCCTAGCACTCTTTCCATTTTCTGGAAAAGCCAAATGAACCCATTTATCAAACTCCAAAATAATCTGGTCATAAAGAATATCAGACCTAAAAATAGCATCCACAATGTCATGAGGGTCACCGAACTTTGGGCAAGTAAAGTCGCAAGCCAATCCTCTAATGTGTGCCGAAGTTGGTTTAGAGCCGAGTAATGTATTAAGCTCCAAACAACGATAGCCACTGCTAATAAGTATAGGATTATTATTAAGTAGTTCTCTAACATTTTCCATGCTCCATGCTGTTATTAATAGATTATCTAACACTTCTTGAGATGGTGTGTTATCTATATCTTTTCTTGTTGCTGTCTCGCTAAAAGTTAATTCTTCCACAGTAAAATTAGGAGATGCTTTTATCATTTAGTTAATCCATTTTTCTTTTCGTAGCTACGCAAACCTCCCAATCCCAACATACCCATTAACACTGGTAGCATTGTAGATGTATCAGCTTGTGGAACTATAATACCTAAAGGATGTAATAATGGCGATATAAGAAAGTTTACAGCAAAACCTGCAACACATATCCAACCTACTGCTGGTCGCCACCCTGATTGAAACCATGCTCCTTTAGCATCTTCTTTATTTACTGCTATCTGTGCTAATGCAATTTCATGTGCTTGTTTTTCTGCTAATGTAGATATTTCAAAAGCTATTTTTTGTTTAGTGTCTGCATCAGGTATAAATTTATCTAATAGTGCAGAAACTGGTGCTATAAGTGCTTGTAACATTATTCAATCCATCCATATAATAAACAAAGTGCAATAGGTGTAACAGGTAATACGGCTAATAAACCTAATCCAATAACAATAGGTTTAAATAATATTTTTTTTAGTTTATCCATTGCTTTATAAATATAGTGACTAGCGAAGATATAAAAGCAGCTAGTGCCATTGAAGCGTAAAAGCCACCTTTAGATTGATTAATTACAGCCAAAATTTCTTTCATATCTTTAGCAAGTGCATCTTGGCTTTTCTGTAGATGCTCTATCTGCTCTTTCATTCTTCCAAATTCTTCTGGGTTAATATCAGGCATTATTAATTTCTCCTAGAATATGGATTTATTCTATCTTTATATTTTAAATTTTCAGTATCTGTTGTTTGTAATAAACTAGGTAGAAATACACTTGTTCCTACTGCTTTTCTATCACCTAAAGCATTTAATAAACCACTACTTGTAGGCATATAATCTCCAGAGCTTAATGCTCTTTGTGATTTTTTTCCTAATAATATATTAGGGGTAGCTCTTTCTGCTAAAGCTATTCCAGCAACACCACCAATTCCACCAAGTCCAAACCCTGCTCCATATTTACCACCAGTTCCAACCATATTTAACAAGCTTTGAAAAGTGCTTTTAGTTGGGGGTTTTACAACCTCTCCATATTCTTCAACAAAGTCCATAATTTTTTTACCTTCACCATCTACTGGGGCTTTGTTTCTTGTGTTTTTCTTATAAAAGTCTACAGCATCTAAATTGCCTTTTTTAACAGAACTTTCTACATTAAATGCTCTAGCAAAACCTTGTTTAGCTTCTTGTAAGTTACCAATTATTTCTTTGTCACCATATTTTTTAGCCATAAAATCAAGCTCTGCTTCTGCTTGGTCTAATCGTGCTTTTTCTTTGTCTATGTTTTTGTAATTAATAGGCTGCCCATCTCTGTCAGCTTTTTTTCTAGCAGCTCTCCAAGCATCTGCATAGTCTAATTTTATTTTTCTTATATCTTCTAGTATTTCTGCTCCACTTCTAGAATAAACAGTTTTTGTTTTAGATGGTGGTGGGGTTACTGTTTTCATAATTGGTTTACCACTTCCATCAAGAAACCCTGTATCTATTTCTTCTGGTTTACCTTTTGTAGTTTTACTTTTTTGCAAAACAACAGGTTTATAAGATTTGATAGTATCGTATGTGCCTTTATATTTGTCTGCAATAAAATCTACTAATTTTGTTAATGGAGTTGTTTCTGGTATATCTGAATCTACAAACTTCCTAGCTTTGTTATCAAATACTTGTTGATTAATTTTTATAGCTTCACCTTTTGTGTCTCCTAGTAATGATTCTGCTGTTGTTTTAATTTTTCCTGCTTGTTTAGTAGCACTAGGTGGAACAACAAATCCTTCTTCATTAAATTTAGATAATTTAGCATCTACATCAACCATTTGAGCTTTTTTAGTGTCAGCTATAGATTTAATTTTATTTAAACCCATACTTGCTGGTTTAGTAATAAGTTGTGTTGGGTCTATAGCACCACTTACTTTACTTCCTATATCTCCTATTTTTTGAAGTTTAGAAGAAAACTGCTGCATTTGTAATGGAGCAGTTACACCGCGACCTAAAACACTTAAATCTAATAAGCTAGTAACAGGTTTTTCAGCAATTCTTTTCTTTATTCCGCCTTCTGTAGCAAGTTCACTAATTTCATCTGCAATTAAACCCCTATACTTACGATACTTTTCCATTTTTTGAGGGTCAGCGTATTTAGCTAAACCTAATTCATCTACTAATTTAGACATCCCTGATGAACCCAAATCTATAATGCCTTCCATAGTTTTTACAGGGGAAGTAACGGCTTCAACTATTCCTGCACCAAGATTATAAAGGTCACTAGGAGCATTTTTAAAAGCAGCACTAGCTACCTCTCCTGCTGTTGATTCAGCAGTAATTTCGTCTTTTTCTTTAGCTACTTCTGTAAACTGGGAGAAATCTTCAATTTCTGCAAATTGTGAAAAATCTTCAGCCATTATCTTTTCCTCGTTATACCATTAGCATCTTTAAAAACTGTTCCTTTAGGTAAGTCCATTGCTTCTTTTACAGTATTAACTTGTGGTATTGGTTGTGGATTAGCGGCATCTATTTTGCTACCTTCTACTGCTTCTTTTAATGTAGGAGCATACTGTTTAAACTCAATTTCTCTGTTCTGCAAAGATTTGTCCCAATATTTTTCACCATAATCTTCAATGTATAATTCTTTATATTCATTATTCATAACTTCAGTTTTATTATATAAATCAACTAATGCTTCATATAGTGCTTCTCCACTACCCATATTACCAAGATACTCTTGCATATTTTGAAACATAGATACTTCTCTATCAGACACATTACCTACAGCACCACCTGTTGGGTTATTTTGTCTCATAAATTGAATTTGTTGAGTAAATTGTTTAGCTTTTAATGAATTTAAATAATTTGCTACATCAGTGGCTACACCACCACCTTCTGCAATCCATCCACCAGTTGCATCATTAAATTTAACTCTAAATCTTCCACTTTGTGTAAATAATTCGTTAAGTGCTTGAGGGTCATCTAATATTTTTTCAATATTTTGTTTTACATCTCTGTTACCTGACATACCATAACCAATCATTCTTTTGTCTTTTTGTCTTTCTTTTACAACTATTCCTTTATTTTTTCTAAATGTACCGAAATCTAGGTCAGGGTCAAGATATTCTTTTTCTCTTTCAGGAAGTGCATCATATTCTTCTT